CCATGTCTTCTTGGGAGATACGTTGGTCTGTTGTTAAATCAAGATCAACAGTTGGGCTTACTTCACTAATACTTGGCCCAGATAAATTAGATCTCTGCTCTGCTCTTGCCAAAGCATCCCCACCAAACGTATCAAATTCAGGACTCATTGCGTCTATCAACGCTTGCTGCTGATTAATTGCTGTCTGAGTTGAGTCTGTAAGTGTAGCTGGTCTCTCTCCACCCATGCCAAGACTAGGCGGTACTGCTGGGCGGGTGTCTGTAACCTCCATTGAAGTAGGGCTAAACGGTCTAGCTGAACTCAACGTGGAATCAAGAGTTGGGCGCTCTGGAGCAGCTTCCTGCAAAGCCTGTGAGCCTAAAGGCGTGTCGCTATCTTGTCTTTCTGGACCTATGTTTGCTTGCTGCCTAATAACCCCTAACGCTCTAGGGTCTGTAACAGCTTCTCTGCTTCCATCAGGGTTTTCAACATAAACTTCTCCATCTGGAAATGCATAGAACCTAGCATTACCCACCTTAACAAGCTTACCACCCTCGCGCAGCTTCATAATGCCACCCTCAGCCATACGCTGTGGTGCCCGTGTGGGTGTCGCTGGCATCATCTCATTCATGCCAGTGTTTTGTGCAATAGAACTTTTTGGAGCCATAGCTTTGGCAGCATCAGCAATACCACCTTGTGGCATACCCGCAGCCATCACTACCTCTTCAGCTACAGTGGGCATATCTTGTGCCTCTCTGCGCTTGAAGTCATTACGCATACGCTGACGCCGCTTTAACTCCGCAGTGATAAACACAGGGGGTGCCATCCCTGTGGGCATTTGCATTTCTCTTACTAGAGCTTGATCTGGTAAGTCTTTAAGGGCTTCAGTTTGCTCTAGTATGTTCATCTTTCTTCCAATCCTCTATACAGGCCCAATCCAGATATACCTGCCCCCAAGGCTTGCTGTATTGGATTATATGCTTGATAGGTAGCCGTGCTGATATCAGGCTGTATAGGCATACCGCTAAGTAAACCAGCAAACCTTTCATACTGACGCATTGGATAGTCCTGCTGACGCAAGAAGTCCTGATATGCAAGGTCAAGTCTTGCCTGATCCTCGCCTCTAATGTCACGACCAATGGTCTCAAGCAACTGGGCACCCTGTATGTCTGCTGCCCTTGCTCTCTCACCATAGTCTACAAGCCCTCTACCAGCCCCTAGAGCGGCCTGATACGCAGCTAGGCCCTGACCCGCACCAAACTGTCTTGACGCTTCTCTAGCAGACTGCACCCGCGCTCTCTCAGAGGCCTCTGCTGCCTGTATCCTAGCAGCCTCGTCAAGGCTTATACCCTGAACGCGAGCAAGCTCCGCAGCTTCAGACGCTTGAACCCTTGCGGCCTCATCCAAACTAATGCCCTGTGTGCGAGCAAGCTCTGCTGCCCGTGCATTTTGAACCCTTGCATCTTCTGCAACATCAATACCTTGCACACGCGCTCTTTCAGCAGCTTCTGAAGACTGTATTCTAGCTGCTTCATCCAAGCTAATCCCTTGAGTTCTGGCGAGTTCAGCCGCCTCTGACCTCTGGACCCTAGCCGCTTCGTCAAGACTAATGCCTTGGGTCCGTGCAAGTTCAGACGCTCTAGCGTTCTGTACTCTGCCAGCCTCACCAGCACGACCAGCTTCCATTCTGCCGATCTCACTAATATTCAAGCCTTGAGTTCTACCAAGTTCCGCTGCACGGCGAGCATCAACTTCCATCTGTGCTGCTCTGTCAGATTCAAACGCCTTCATTGCCTGTTGGAACGCGGCCTGACTTCCAGCCGCTTGGATATCACCAAGTTGCTCTTGCAAGCCCTCTTCTGCCATGCCTTGCTGTACGGCCTGACGCGATCCACCAAATGCGCCAGCACTTATTGCCCCCGCATCTCGCGCTGCTTGGCTTCTGCCAAAGTCTTCACGGGCCTCACGCTTCTGAACGTCCACCACATTCTGCATGTATGGGTCCATATACTGCTGGACTTCAGCCCCAGTAAACTGACGGGCTGGATCAAAGTCATATTGGTCAGCAGTCTGAGCGGAGAACTTAGCTTCTTGGAAATCTGCGAATGGGTCAGCACTGCCAGCCCTAAACCCAGCGTATGGATCTGCTCTACCAGCCTGAAAACCTGTGTACTTAGTGCCTCTACCCGCTCTAAAATCAGCGAATGGATCTGCGGAACCTGCGCGGAAGCCAGCATATGGATCAGCGCTGCCCGCTTGGAACCCTGTATATTCGTCAAATGCACCTGTATTGTAGTTAGCTAACCCCTCAAGGCCCGCAATCCCTCTGCGCTGTAGGGCAACTGCCTCATCAAGACCCCCAATAGGTGTTTCAGCAATGCCACGAACCATAGCACGGGATGTATTGATATCACCGTAATCCTCAGATCCTGCCATACGCTCACCACCATACGGCACATATGTAGATTCACCCGCAAGATCCCCATAAGCAGGATCATCAGGATAAAATGGTTGTGTAGCTTCCTCAGATCCCTTCAGAAGCCTTTGAAAGTACGGGTCTGCGTAATCTGGCAGACTTACTGTTCTTGTGGTGCCGCCAGACTGTACCTGCTGTGATCCCTTGCCCATCCTATAACTCCATGCGGTATGCTATATACTCTGAATAAAAGCCGTTCCCCCGTAAAGCTCTTTCCCAACCTTTTCTGCCGTAACCTTCAAGATGTTGGCAGTCATTTTCTTTTGCGAACCGACCTATTGTTTCAATAACAGTGTCTTTCCACTTGTGTAGTTTAGTGCCACCAACAAAATCAAGAACCATAGCCTTCCTTCTAGGGTATGTTGCTATCCTTGTTGTTATCGCAGCGACCATATTATCCTCTTCATCAAGAACTACCCAAAGAACGTATATGTCTCTAAGGATTCCATCTAAAACATCTAAGATGTTTATCTTCCCCCTAGATGTATCCTCAACGCTCTTTCTCAGTAACTCTTCAACATCCTTCCAAACATGCTTTACAGCCTCTTTAGGAACTGTGCTAACTCTCAACCCCCACCATCTCCCTTATTTTCTCTGGAGCTTTCTCTTCAGACTGATTGATGATGTCTAAGAAATCACTGCCAAACTCGTCTTGGATAGCCTTGGTTGTAGGCTGTCTCATGACGAACTCCCCCTCAGTGAGAAGAACATCTTGCTCACCGTCCATTGTGGCAGGGATCATGTCATCTTCACCAGACCCATCACCCATGCCCTCAACCATTCCCTTGTCACCATTAGCAAAGCGTTCAATGGTATCATCTAATGCACCTGACTGTACTTTCTCAACCAGATCTCTTAGTGCTTCCTCGCCGTACTCACTAAGGAATATGCCAAGTGCAACCTCTGGTGTGTCAGACAATCCTTTGATTGCCTTAACTGCCTCAACGATCACATCCTTTTCGTTCATATCTTCTTGTGCTTCTACCTCACCACCCTCTGCAAATCCTTGTAGAGTTGCTGGCATAACACCCTGAGGGTCTACAAGTGAGAACGGATTTTCATCAATGCGATTAAGGTTAGGCATCATATCAAACCCGTTGTTTGAGTCAGGCCGCATTGGTCTAGCAAAAGGATCTATGGGCTTTGATTCAAAGAGGGTGTCATATAATGGCAGTTGGGCTGGGCCAGAAGGCTGTATAGCGTCGCTCAAAAACTGCTGCTGTTGGAATACATTTGGGCCAAATCTATTCTTAGCCATCGTCTCAACTTCTTGAATAAATGGCTTAACCTTTTCGCCAGTAGTTGAGTTAATGCCCTGTGTAAGCGCATTAGCTAATGGATTAAACGCTGGATGCCCATACTGATTTTGTGGGAAAAGCTGACTAGCATGACCAATACTCAATATCCCACCACTACCCAACATCCCACCGCCACGCATCTTCTTTACCTCACCACCTTCAGCAAACATATTGCCAAACATGCCAGCAGGGGGTCTGTAATTATTTACATAATTAGAAAAGGGAAGATCCTCTTCAACTTCAGGCTGTGCCACAGGTGGGCTGTAACTGATCATAGTTTCTTCAGCCGTGCTGTCTGGATTTTTCTTGGGCTGATAAGATCTAATGCGCGGCATAGGCGGTGGAATGTCGTAAGTTTTTTTCTCTGGCATCTTCATAGTGGGTGGATTCAGTGAGCTTCCAACCAATGCGGCAGTGCCCACACCGGGAAGTGTCGCGCCAGCCAAACTACCCTGCAATCCTTTACTGGTAACTCCTTTTAAGAAAGCGTTCTTGCCGCCCTCCTTCATGGCAGCATCAATGGCGGCTTTAGTTGCCCCACTGGTAGTGTCTCCGATTGCACCAGACAAAGCCGCGTTGCCGCCGCCCGTTAAAGCACCCATAGCTTTGCCACTCAGTCCAGCTATCAATCCAGTTTGAATACCCTTACCCACATCACCTGTCTCAAGGAATGATCCTAGACCTGCACCTATACCTGCTAGTGTGGGTGCGCCAAAAGCAGCTAACCCAGCGGCGGCAGTTCCAGCAAGCATACCAGAGCCAGCTAAAGCAGGTAATCCAAATCCTAAGAGTAAGGGTAGAGCCATCTGTTTACCTCAAAGTTTTGTAGATGATAACATCTACATCGTAAAAGTTCAATTGAACTAATCTATCAGTTCAAAGTGCGGTCCATCAATGAAGGGCCTGCGTCCTTGGCTCCTTCTTAAATCTATATAGGCATTCATTGCCTCTTCCATTGTACCTTCCCATTTACGGATATCCATTGGATACGGCATGTCAGGTGTTCCCCAAGCAGCGCCCCAACAAACAGGAACTCCCAGTTGTGTTGCAGCCTCTTTGATTGCATCTGCAAGATCATCATAGACAGACAGTTCCCAACTCGCCCTGCCATTTATGTATGCCATGATATCGAAAGCCTTACCCTCAAGATGCTTAGATTTCATGGTCTGACTGGCACCCTTGTCAACAAGTTCTTTCTGCTGTTCAAGAGTTCTCATGCCCTGCACCACACCAAAGTCTGTCTTGGTCATGGTTATCGCCATCTTGACTACGGCCTGTAGCCGATCATCAATTCCCTCAAGACGATCAAGGCTACGCCTGCTTAACTTAAAAGACATTACTTTTTCCCTATAAATTTATTAAGACCACGCAAACCAAACGATGCTGAGATAGCAATCAAAAGGGCATGCATATACCAGTCGGGCGCTTGTTGTAGCTGTTGAAAGCCATGATGGACAACGCCTTCCATGCCCGGTATGAAACAAAGCACCATTGGAACCGACAGGACAATTACGAAAAATTCGTCCTTCCAAGACCCGCCTGAGTTCTCTGCCATAATGCGCTCCCAGTCGGCAACGCTTGTCTCTTTTGACAAAAGTATCTGGGCTTTCGCCTTCGCCTCAGTCAGCTTTAGCTCCGCAGCGGCAGCGTTCTTATCAGCCTTACCCTGCAACCATGATCCAGCAAGGTTTGCTATCGGCCCTAGTGCAGCGGTAAAAATACTCATACGCCCTGACCCTGTACCATTGCACGACCGCGCTCGAACTCATCGTTCATCATCTGCCTGCCGCCTAACCTGTAGTAGTTTTCCGCAGCGTAACGCATCGCAGGGCTAATGTTAGATCTGTCTGATAGGCCCATAATACCTCTCAGTTGCGGTGGCATCTGGGGCGCTGGCAGCATTGGCATCTGTAAAGGTGGTGGGGCTGGTGGCGTAGGTTGAGCGCCCCCCGCTGGTGGAAGAATGCCGCCGCCTTGCTCTTGCTGCATACGCATACGGTTACGCAAGAACGCATTGTTTGGGTCAAAGTCTGTTGAATTAGGCGCATTGGGGTCTGTAATGGTAGGCGCTGGGCCTCTATCACCAGAACTAACAGACATTTGCCCGTCTGCCCCAGTAGTAAATCCATATTGCTGACCATCGGCATACTGCTGTTGGGTTAGCCCCGTGCCCATGAAGTCTTGATCTGCTCTTGATTTAGCAAACGCGGTCCTCTTATTGTAAGCGTCAATCATCTCTTGAGTTACGCGGTCATCACCTTCTCCAAAAGGCTCTAATGGCTGTCCAAAAGACAAAAGATTTCTATAGCCTATCCTACGATCAAGATTTGCATCTCTGAAGAAATCAGGCTTTGGTCCATAGCTTGCTAGTGTTGTGGGCGCTGGCAAAGGTGTATACGAAGCACCGCCAAGCTCATCTGAGGGTGACGAAAAACTTCCAGATCCAATTCCTTTTTCATCTCTATACCTGTCAGCCGCTGCACTGCCTTGGTTTTTCTCTATAGTATTGGCAGTTCTCTCATCATAGCCAGAAGGCTTGCTATCAGAAATACCAAGGCCGTATGAGATATCATCAAAAATACCCATTACTTAGACCCCGCTTCTTTGCTCATCCAGATGCCAAAGCAACCTGTGAGTGCGCCCATGCAGACAGATACCAGACCTGCCGACTGTGTTGTGTGTGCCTCTGGTGGCAAGCTCATAAACCAATGCACTGCCTGATAAGTCAACACCGTGACAACAAACATCATCAGGCGAGGAAACACCTTCCAGTCATCTATAATATTCTTAGCCATGTCAGTCTCCTACGTCGATACCGCTGCCCGTGTATCAACACGCAGCCAATTAGATCCATCACCAAACGCAACAACAGGGCTACCTGCTGCCCCATCAGAAACGTATATCAATGTGCCAGTCTCAACGGTTGGTAATGTTGATACTGTATATGTGGGCAGTGGCATACCCACAGTATTGTTTGCTGCCGTAGCAGACTTGAGCCTAAGTACCGTATTGCTTTCGTATACAGTGCCAACCTCGTCTGACGCCTGTGCAGATGCTGGGATCTCAATGAGTATAGGCTTTGCTATAGCAGGGTTTGTAATCTGAGTTGCAAACACAGAGAACGAACGAACCACCTCTGCCATATACTGTTGTGTATACTGGGGTGGTGGTACAGGAAAGAATGGTACTGGAGCTATGGACATTATCTTCTCCCGTCAGATCTTATATCAACGCGAGGAATACCCAACCGCCACAATACATCTGCATCTGTTGACTGGATCTTGAATGTAAAGCTGCGGCCTCGCAGTCTGGTCTGATATTGGCTCGTATACTGATCAACAGGCACATTAGATGTCTTTGTAATAGTATCAGTATTGGTTGTTTGGACGGCCTGACCGGGCGCGTTCTTTGCACTCAAGATAAAATCTACCGTGGTATTATCTACATTGGTCTCTCTGAAGTTTAGATCAGGAATTACTCTGGTGACAAAAGAGAATTGATTGCCATCAGAAACTCCAAGATCGCCCGACTCAATAAAGGATGTCATGGCAACGCCATCTGCCTTTGCGCCTACTTCATGGTTAAATAAATAGTTGTCTGTACCTGTGCCCACAGGAAGCGAGGATATACCACGATCAAGCCATGCTGTACGGTCCAAAGTGCCTATGTACCAAATGCCTTCTTGATAATTGTAAACTACATACTTGTCATTCTCATCAGAACTTGCAGAGGGGTAGAACCACCACACTTCAGAGAACGATATATTTGATCCTGCAATAACCTTGTCCGATTGTGCGGAGTTAAAGTCGTTAAACACATGATCACGAACCGTACAAGGCAGACGCTGTACCGCACCGTTGTAAGTGTAAAACTCCGCTGCGCCCATCCAGTATACTGCATCATCTACTGCGACCGCCGCCTTTGGTGCAGCAATACTTATGTTGCTAGAGATAAGGTTGATACCAAACGTAAACGGTGGTCCGATAAACTGCATTGCGTAGATGGCAACGTCCGTAAATACTAGGATTTGCTGCCTTGTTTCTACTGCTTGTACGATCTTTGAACCAGAATCAATTCGCAGATCACCCGCTGTATTCGTAGTAGTAGGATACCAATCAATAGGATTCTCTTGGCTTGAGAACCTAATCAGCATAGGATCTTGCTCTCCATCGCCCTTCGCTGTCGATGAGCTTGCACCCAAACCGTCAGCGCCAAAAGCAATAACGTGCCTATCACGATCTGATAAAAGTATTTGCGCCGCCTTCTGGGGCACAGATGTTGGCGTTCCTGTCAACGTAGAAAGCTCTATGCCTCTTGTGGTCACATCGTTTGTTTTGTCCCAATAGAACACCTGACCGTTACGTTCATTGAAGATAAGGTCTTCGCCAAAGTTATCGTGAGACCAGACCCGCAGGTTTGTTTCCGCAGTCTGTGTACCCGTGGCGGGGGCCTCACCCCAACCGTTAAAGTTGTCTGCACTATCGGTATTGCCCAAGGTAAGAAATATGTTTGCCCCATTGGAATGAGTGGCAGGGCTGCTTCCATTAGCACCGCGAGAAACTGTCAACGTGTCTGTGGCTACAGAAGATACCGTCATGAGTTCGCTGCCCACCAGAACAACGTCATTGGTTGCAAAGTTTGAGCCTTGCCCTGTGGCTACATCTACCCCTGTCTCAGAAGCATCCAGATCTTCTGCTATGGTGGTTTGGAATGCACTGTTGTTCGTACCACCCCAAAGTCCAGCACCCCAACCAGCGCCCTCAACAGAAGAGTTAAGACCTGTACCTATCTGGTAGGTTCCAACCACACTGCTGCCACCATTCCCTGTGTCGCTGCCATTAGCGTTTACAGCAGTAGCGTTCAGACCACCTGTAACTGTGATACTAGGGATAGTGCTAACAGTACGCGCAGATATTTTGTACTCGTTACCGTTTAAAACTTCTGTAATTTGGTACTCTTGGTTCAGTATCGCTGCCGTTATGTTACCACCTAACGAAACTGCTCCAGAGAAAGTCACAAAATCATTTACAACACAGCCGTGGTTCACATCCGTAACCGTGATCACAGGAGAGCCGTTTGTGGCAGCAAAAATAACATCGCCCGCAGATGTGGTTAATCTAATGGGTGTAATGTCGTTATATGCTGTACCTTGCTTAATGTAATACTTTTGCTCTGTTCCTACACCTAGAAACCTTTCGCCGTTAAGGGCGACCCATTCATGCAACCCACGGCACATCCCAATAAAAGCATTGCCTGAGTTCTTTTCCCAGCCGTTTAGCTTTTCTGGATACCCAAATCTAAAGCGCACCTTATCGCAGTCCACCCAACCATTCTCTTCAGAGTACGGGGTGATCTCTTTGTTTATGCCAGCTTTAAATCTAAGGTCTGTATAAGCCATTATCTAAGCTCTGCCCATGTAACCAACGACGCATTATTCGCAGATAACTCGTAATACTGATTATTGGGAATTATTGCACTAATAGAGGTTTGACCATTAACATCTTTTTGACCACCTAATTGTATTGAACTACTCATGTTCGAGTTTGAAGATACGTCCAAAATTATAGTGCTGCCGGTTGCTGGCTGACCTGTAACATTTACACATATAGGTCTACCTGTAGTATTTTGGTATGTCGCGTTATAACCCCTACTGGATGTCATGTTTTGCCACGTTTGATTAACGCCAAGACCTGCATTAGCATCTATAGCAGCCTTCACCTTAGCGGGGGAAACTATAGTTTCAGTTGTGCTTGTACCTGTTTCCCAAACAGACTCCGCTAAAGTTGTGTTTGCCGCCTTGCCGTTTATTTGGGTTTGTATGGCAGAGGTTACGCCATCCAAATACCCGACTTCTGTGCTAGTCACGGCAGATACTGCGACCTTCCCGCTTGCATTGGATATAACTGCCCTATTGGCTGTAAGGTTAGCGTCATCAATAGTTGTAGCGGCTCCCGTAATAGTTGCCTGTTTGCTATCTATTTGTGTTTGAATCGCAGATGTTACTCCATCTAAGTAACTAAGCTCTGTAGCAGTTATCGAAGAAGCCGCAACCTTTCCGCTTGCATCAGAATAAAGTGATCTCAGTGCGGTGAGGTTTGAGCTTGTAATGCTACTAGCTGCACCTGTGATAGTGGCTTGCTTACCGTCTATCTGAGTTTGCACAGCGGATGTGACACCATCCAAATACCCAAGCTCTGTGTCCGTGACCGCAGATACCGCAACTTTGCCACTAGCATTAGATATAACCGCACGACTTGCTGTAAGATTTGCATCATCAATGGTGGTTGCGGCTCCTGTAATAGTTGCCTGTTTGCCATCAATTTGTGTCTGGATGGCAGAGGTTACGCCATCGACATAATTAATCTCTGCTGTAGTCGCTGTTACACCATCCATAATGTTAAGCTCTGCCGTTGTAGCAGTGACCCCATCCATAATATTAAGTTCTGCCGTTGTGGCAGTAAGACCATCTAAGATATCGAGTTCAGTTGTCGTTACGCCTGATACTGCAACCTTTCCGCTCGCGTTAGATATAACCGCCCTACTGGCTGTAAGATCAGCGTCATCAATAGTTGTGGCTGCGCCTGTTATCGTTGCTTGCTTACCATCAAGCTGAGTCTGTATCGCAGATGTAACCCCATCCACGTAATTCAACTCCGCAGCCGTAGCGGTGATAGAAGTGCCCGCTATCTGTAGCGTTGTGGCGTTTACCTCGCCAGATGATCCGTAGATCACAGCCTTACTGTTAGCGATAGTGCCCGCCGCTGAACCGTCCAGCAAATTCAATTCCGCTCCAGATGTAGTAACGCTAGTAGCACCAACATTAAATGGGCTGGATAAGTCTGTTATGTTCTGCACCGCAGCGGTAAAGTCGGTTACTGCCGCACCAGATCCTGCACCATCTGCAAGAACGATAGCTCCTTTACCAACCTCAAGAGTAACATTTCCACCAGACCCCTGCGTTATAATCAACGCTTGGTTTGTCGAGTTCAGCAACATATACATTCTGGCTTTATCATTCTGTGACAAAGTTACAGTACATGTGCCACCGGGCGACCCCGTAAACTTTATAGCCTTATAATGCCCATCTTCCGCAGAAGAAGGTTGTGCGGACAGAGTTAGGGTATATGTCGTTGAGCTTAGGGCAATGGACTCAAAACCGTTTGCTGCACGATCTAATATTTGAAGGTTGACGTTAGTGCTAGAACCCCATGTTCCAGCCTCATCACCTGTGGTTATTAGTTTAACGCCATTTGCGTCTGTATATGTAGCCATCTGAGCGCCTATCTAAAAAGTTCAATTGCACTTAATATACTTTTTATTCCGTTTTTAAGCAACAAGCGTCCATTGTGGATCTTGTGCTGGTGTTACTGTAGCCCAATTTGGGTCTTGATCTGGTAGTATTAAACCGTAAACAGCCGCGCCCCCAATGAATACGGTTATTGAAACTCCCTCTACGGCTTCTCCTAACTTCATTGTGACATCCTGTCCAGCAACACTGAACTGCCCAACATCCAGTCTTTCTGTAAATACAGCACTTGCATCAAAGCCCGTTAGAGAGAATGAACCTGCATCTAAAGACACACCAAACGCAATGCCAAGTCCAACATCTTGTCCTGTAAGCGAGAATAAACCCGCATCAGCTACAAGGATTCTTTGAGCAGAAATACCTGCCGCTTGACCTGTAAGGGCAATAGAGCCCTGATCTAATGCAACGCTGCCCTCAAACCTTGTAGTAAGATCTTGCCCTGTAACTGCAAAGCTACCTACCTCAAGGTTGGCAGTCTTTTTAAAGTTTATTGCTTGCCCAGTGACAGCAAACGAACCATGATCTAGTGCTTCGCTTATTTTTCTGTTTGCCGTGAAACCTGTCAGTGCAAAGCTTCCCGCTTCTGCGTTCATAGATTTCTGGAAGTTTAAGTTTTGACCAGTTGTTACAAAGCCTCCTTGCGCCAAGTCTTCACCTAACGAAATTACTGTGCCTACCGCTTGTCCTGTAACCGCAAAGGAACCTCTATCAGGCTGCTCGCGCAATGCTATTGCAGTTCCCGTATCTTGACCCGTCAGTGCAAAGGAACCAAAGCCCAGAACTCTCGATACCTTGGTGTCCACATTCTGCATTGTAAGCGCAAAGGAACCCTGATCCAGTATGGCACTTACCTGCACACCAAAATCTATGGCCTGACCAGAGGCCGCAAAGCTGCCATGATCTGCGGTCAACCGCATAGCCTTTTGGAAGTTAGTGGTTTGCCCTGTTAAATTAAAACCACCTGTCTCAAAGATTTCACCCACAAGACCAAACGCGGCTTGGCCTGTTACAGCAAAGCTACCCTGATCTAAGATTGCACTTACATCTAGTACAGGAGAGAAGTCTTGACCTGTAAGAGCAAAGGATGCTGCTTCTGCACCATCGGAAAGTCCATAACCTAATTTAAGGTCTGCTGTTTGCCCTGTTGAAGAGAAGCTACCGTGATCTAGAACCCCATTAACGCCAACCCCAACATTTTGCCCCGTGACTGTAAAGCTGCCCGCTCCAAAGTCTTCATTCATAGCTATGTTTGGAGTAACGGTCTGACCAGAAACAGCGAAGCTACCTGTGCCAAAGCCATCACTGAGGGCTATATTAGTTCCAACCGCCTGACCTGTTAATGCAAAAGAACCGTGATCTAAGCTAACAATTGTAGATACACTACCTGAACCCGCTAACGGGGCACCTGCTATGGGGGCTTGTCCTAACATAGCAGAAGACTAACACTGTTTTTAGTTTGAGTCACCATCATATCGACAGGTCCACATGGTCAAGCTATACTTCTTTCCCCCACGCAAAGGCAGCACCTTATGTCCATGTGTTACCATAGACGGAAATAAAATGCACTGCCCAACTTTTACATCCTTGTTTGTAAACCCTTGTCTAGGAAAAACAAGCTCCGCACCAGAGTAATTATCGTTGAGCTTTACACTACCTGTGAACAAAGATGCGTCTGTGTGCAGCCCTAATTCTGTCTGTGTATCCATAGAATAACGCATGGTAAATGCATCCCGCAATCCAAGGTAAACTTCTGGGTTCCAATGCTTTTCGCATATCTTACTAAGTTTTTCTGCCCATTGTTCTGATATCTCGTCCCACAAGCCTAATTCTTTTAGACGTATTTCTTGCGCTGGAAACTTATCACCATTAAGCTCACCCCACCGACCAAGTCTCTCAGACGCTCGTATGTATCTTTGACACTGGCTCTCTGTCATAAGGTCCGTTACCAGTATCTCTGGCGCGACTTCTTCATACTCCAAGCCTTTCTGATACGTGGGAGATAATACCTCTGCCTCTTCTACATACCCAAATGTATCAGCAAGTTGTTTAAATCGTACCTTTGCGTCATCTCCACCATTCCCATGATAGATGCATGGGCAGCACATACCGTTGGATAGTTGACCGTTGACAACCTCAATATCGTCATCGCATTGAAAGATGTAGCCCTCATAATCTAGATTGGTAGAACCCGTTGCTTGCCAGTCAGATGACAGAAATCTTTTCTGCATCCATAGTTGGTCGTCAGAATCATTGGGCACTGCCTCACTAAAAAACTCCTTGAGAGACCCAACCTTACCAATGTACAGGCCACTGTTTAAATACTTATAAGGTGTTAATGATGTGGGAAAGTCAGGTATTAATTTAAAGTCAGGCCAGCATGTTTTTTCTGCTGCGAATATAATATCCGCACCCATGTCCTCATATCTCTCTAGGATAGTAGGCAGTGTATCGTTTATGATTACATCATACCCATCCACAAACATCACAACATCCCCATCATGCAGGTATTCAAGGTGGTTGCGTACAAGGTTAATCTTCTGACCGCCCCCCTGAGCTTCCATTGTGCCCCCCGCCCAAGTAACTTGGCGACCCAGATTTAAGTACGTTATCCCGTACTCTTTTGCAGACTGTTCTAAAGCCCACATTTTACTTTGATCTGTTCCAACTGTTAGTACATGTACCTGCATTGATTCCCCCTCAATCGTGCTTGGTCTAAATTCTCTGGGTATCTGCTTGACTACTTCTGGTGTAAAGAAAAAGTTCGATTGAACTTTTAGCTTGGCAGGCACCCATTCATCTACAGGGACAATAGCATCCTTGTAGCCTTCTATCAATCTCTTGGCGGTTTCTGGTCTAATAGCGTAAGCATGACAATTATACCAATAGCCAAGAGTATTAAGGCGGTATCCCAACCAAACGCTGTCATGCTCTTTTAGTAAAGTATCAACCGCGCTAGGATCAATACTCTCATAGACAGCATCCTCTTCAAGGATTATGCCATTGCGATTAGAGGCGGCTATCTTCTGCCAAACCCTGAGATGGCTAACCGCGCAACCAAACTCAGTAACCAACAGGGGCCTGTCAAGTATTGGATCACGCCACTGCGCGTTTCTAATGCAGCCCGTTTCTTTCTCTACGGCATTCCAGTCTTTTCCCCGTGCATCATACGCAGATCCATGCAGAGAAATTTGATAGACTATTGCCACCTTGGACCTTCAAACCACGCAACAAGGCTTTTCCTTGTACCGCTTTTGATAGGTAGAACTCTATGCTGCAAATAGCTTGGGAACACTAATACTGTGCCCTTGACGCGGGATGAGGCGTCTGGCGTTTGACATTCCGCGAACTCAAAGCCCCCGCCTTCATATTCGCTTGGATCTGAAAGCTGTACCGTAACGCTTAACTTTCTATCCCGCACCTCGTTGCCATCCCAGTTTACATCTATATGCCAATCGTAATGACCACCCTTGTTAGCATGATACTCTGTAAATTGAATGTCGCAAATATTTGCTACTTGGCAATGAAAAACGTTTTCGTTTGCCGCCTTAACATATTTCCAAAGAATGTCTTGAACCGCTTCATTACCACTCAACCATGCAACTTCACTTGATCTTACGCTTGTATCTGCATTGTTAAAGGTTGTCGCCTCTTGCGTATTAAGATTAGAAGCTTCCGCAAAGATCGTTGAAAGGTCTGTGTCGGATAACCCGCCAGACCACATTTGCCAGTTTTGTCTCATTATCCCTCCCAAGATAAATTTACTCTGGCTTAGTCGGCCATGTTATATCATTGGGGAAACCTGATTGCCCTGTGATGTCACGAAGTGCTTGACGATAAGATGATTGCGCTGCGGTCATGGTGCGGTCAGAAACCGCCCACCAATCCGTCTCTGCCAACCTAAAATCCCTCTCACCACGAACCAACTCTTCTGGCGTAAAGGTATCTTCCTCCATTGCAGCAATGGCTGCACCGTGTGCTGTTACACAGTCAGAAGCCCAAGAGGGGAGGGAACTTATGTCTTCATTTTCGACATCTTTGTACTCAATATGACCCGTCGAGCCATCCCATTGCAGTGCATGTAAGTTACTGGGAATGGCTATTGCAGTAAGGTCTATCTCTGCGTGGACCCCATCAACCAAAACCAAGCTATCATCTGCTACCACTGTCAGCTTCACTGTTGGATCTCCTTCATGTTCGCTTGGCCTAATACTTCTAAATCATGAGAAGCGCCTACTATTTCATTTCTAAGGCTCTCTACAGCCGCCCCCGTCTGCCTTTGCATCTGGGAGTTTTCAATAGCAAGTATCGGTTGCCACGCTATAGCGCACCCCCACTCATCTACATCCTCTCCCGTGTTAGGGTTGCTGCCACGAAGCTGGATGAACCAAGCGCAGTCAAGCTGTCTGCACTGATTAAAGTCATTCAATGGACAGAGATCTTTACTCTCAATCTTCATGTTTAGTCCTTAGTAGCGATAATAAGGTCAACGTATTGAACACGCATATCTAATGTGTGGCTGTGCGAGGAACCTGAGAAACTGTGGTTATGCGCAGAACCTGAGAAACTGTGGTTGTGGGCACTGCCTGAAAAACTGTGGTTGTGGCTAGAACTACTACCAGTTGAAGATGTTCTTGGGTGGTTACTTTTTGAAATTCCGTTTTGGCTGTTTACGTTACCAAAAGAACTCACACTTGACACACCAAAAGATGCAGTTGAGTTTAATCCTGCGAAACCACCAATGTGATTGTGAGATGGCATATTGGCTGTACTGAGTGTACGATTTCCAACCGATCCACCCGCCGTAGTATTACCAATTGAACCGCCAGCAGTAGTATTACCGATTGAACCTCCCGCTGAGGTGGAGCTAGTCGTTCTGTTGGCGAAAATCGTAGTGAAGTTGCTGTTACCGCCACTGCTAACCGTTCCAGTCACTACACGCAGAGCCTTGTTGTTATGCGATGTACTTTTTGTCCAACCTGTAGGAGCAGACGTTTGCTGAAACAGCATCTTAGTACCAGATGGAA